TCTTTTATCTGCTGCAATGCAACTGCATCCTGGCTGGCAGGAGAGAAATCTTTCAGGCCGAGTTGCTTGCGGTATGCGTCCCACCATTTGAACAGCAGCTGGTAACGACCGGCGGCAGTGGATTTCAATTTCGGGTTCAGCGTAACCAGCTTGCGCGGGTGATCGGAATAGTCAGTAAAAAGCGAGCCACCGACGATTACGTCGTAACCGTGGTTTTTCGTTGGTTGCCCGGGCTTGTCTGTCCCTTCTGACCAGGCCAGCATATCGAGGAAAGCTTTGCGCTGTGGGCTCATTGCCTGCATCACCTACTCCGTTATGACGACACGCGCCAGATTTCCGCGCGCCATCCAGATTGCGGCGCACATTACTGAATTCAGCACCAGTTCCGCTGGGTCAACCTGGACGTACTGTCCCATAATGATTCGAAACGCAGTGCCGCCCGCAGCCAGAATCAGCAGATAAGCAATGAACGCCACACCGAAGCGGCTACGCTTGCCAGCCTTGCTGAAAAACATCAACCTCATAACAATCAGGAGGCAAACAATAGCGTTTGCGTCCATCATGAAAACTTGCCATGTCATTTGTCTTCCTCCCCCAGTCCCGGCATCTTCCCGTCTTTCGACCGACGAAGAATACGCAGCAGGACTGCCACGGAAATGGAAGCAGATACTATCGCCCCGACAGTTGGGGACACTTCAATGCTGGTCGGCGGCTTCATCATGCTCAGTGGGGTATTGATAATCCCAGCCATGATTTTCGCCATCGGTACCGAGAACGTCACACCGCCAATAAACGAGATGACAGCAAAGATGGTCTGCTTCCAGAGTTGATGGGGATCTGAGGTCAACACATAAAGCGCCGTACCGGCCAACGACCCGAGCATTACTGCAGGAGTTGCCTCCGGGAACAGCGCGGCGAAGGTTACGCCGACCGCAGCCGATGTAACCCCGCCAGCAATAGTGATTGGCTCAGACATAAGCATTCCGTGTATAGAGAGAAAGTGCCGCCGGGTGATTTAACGACAAAGCACAGAGGGATGGTCCCGACGGCACAAATAAAAAAAGCCCGCAACATGGCGAGCAATATGAGGGTATGGCATTGAGCCGAATGGCTCTTGTAATCGGCTCATTATTTATCTATACGTGAGCCGAATGTCCCTGGTAGCGGGTCTGGTTCGCCTGGCTGGATTCGAACCAGCGATCATCCAATTATGAGTTGGGCGCTTTACCGCTTAGCTACAGGCAAATAAAAAGCCACCGGCGTAAACCAGTGGCTCGATAAACTCAAAATGTCATGTCACACACAAGAAGGGCAACATATACGATTTATTCTGCTCATTTGTTCATTAAAATGCAAGCACGTTATCAACATTTTTTGAGGTTTTCTTCGCATTATCGCGAACAATGAATGCATTTTGCATCGGTTGATACAGGCAGAATAGCGCAGCATTTAGGGTGTCTTTTACTTCGCGGCGCACGGTAGAGATGCTTGGCTTCTTGTACTGATTACCGCCCCTGGTTTTCATCAGTCGAGGTGAAGCTGTGGCATGCTGCCATGACGCGATGCGGATCTCACTGGACTGATAGACGTAATAGGCCAGCAATACCTTGTAGGCGTTACTGTCGATCTGCTGCAGGTGCGCCCCCACCACTCGACTAATCAGCATGCCATCGTCGTCACTGCATACCTGGCGGCTACATTGCTGCGGCTCAACGGTCGCCATAAATTTGGCAATCATGTTGATCATCGATTTATCAATGCGGCCAGTCTGCACCCAAGCACCCCACAGATGAAGCCAGCCATCAATCCAGCGGTATTGGTCGGTGGTTAATTCCAGTTTCATGCTGATGCTCCTGCTCTCTGGTAAATACGAATGAGGTTCTTTAGGATCCGGTAGTCAATGAGCACCGAGCCCGGACGGCGATAAATGCGGAGGCTTTGCCAGCGCCGGCGGAGTGATTCGATGAGTTCTGGTTTCACGCTGCCTCCTGTTGTTTCAGCGCGCGAAGGTTCGCCCTGGCGTCAGTCCGTATGGCGGCCAGTTCTTCGCGGGTGTATCGGTGGGTTTCGTTGTTGCACTCCAGTGCGGCAACGCGCGCATCGCCGATCAGTTCAATCAACGAGCCACGGTATGCCTCGATGTTCCCTGATTTGTGGACATTGCAGGCAGAGCACTGAAGCCAAACGTTGTCATCAGTGAAGCGTAGCTGCGGGGCGGCGGCGGTCGTGCGGTAATGCCCGGCATGCCAGGCGAATGCCGTTTTGGTTCCGCAGGAAATGCAGCCGTGACCGGCGGCGAGCAGGAACTCGCGACGCCAGTCATTGAATGCACGCTGCGTCATGTTGATCCAGTGAGACAGTGGCTTAACTGCGGCCTTCTTCTCTCGCCATGCGGCACGCTCTTTTTTCACTTGGGCTTTACTCTGCTTCTCGCGCTTTTTCGCTAACTCCTGCATTGCGAACTCGGCGCCATGTTCCGGACAGCACCAGCGGACGTTATCGAATGCCGGGGTGAACTTAGCGCGGCAGATCTTGCAGCGGCGTTGAGGTCGTTTAATCACGATTCCTCCTTGCCGCGAGGCGCAGCCACTTCTGATCTACCAGGTTTGCGGTGTAGCCTTTAAGTGTTGGGATTTCGGACGGCTTCAGTACCGGCTTACGCTCACGGCGCGCAGGCACCTTAAAGATGTGATTGTTGGTGACGCGTGCGAGAGGGTTTTTCATCAGGCAGCATCCCCAATCGCTTTGAGTACGCCGTCATCAATCAGCTTGCGGGTTAACCATTGCTGGCCTTTGCCTGTGATTTTGGTGGTGAACGATATGTGGACTCCGTGATGCGTGTTAACGGCAGTCTCTTTGATGGTGAAGTAACCGCGATCCATGTACTCCTGCATCGGGACGTTCCGACGGGATCCGCCAGCAATGAGGATCCCGTTATCGCGCATCCATGCGAATAGCTTGTTCTGCCCTAGCTTCACGACCTTGGCGTAGTTGCCGATGAGGATACCTTCCGCTTCCCCTACACGATCGGCAAAGTCCACTTTTGGCGCGGCAATGGCTAGCTGAGTTTCCAGCTGTTGCTTTTGCTCAGCCAAATCAGCTGCCAGTCGAAGTGCCTCTGGTAAAGTTTGAGGGATGTGGTTTTTGCTCTCAAGTTCCTGCCACCGGTCAACCAATCTGGCCGTAAATTCCGGCGACAATTGAGCAACGACAACATAGCTGTCCCGCTTACAAACCAGATAAACCTGCACTACCTGATTCAGGTGATTTCTAACTTCCCCCATCGGGGGGAGTTGAATAACCTCGCGCTCTGCCAGCCTCTCGATGGAGCGCTTTACGTGGTCGTGACGAGACTCAACGAGATCTGCAATATCCAGGCTGGACATGGTTACGGTGTTTGAAGCGTTCAGGCTGTTCATGACATTCTCCCAAAGAAATCGCCGCGATAACGAACATCCCGAAGTTGGATGTTTTGACTAACTGCAAATGCCTGGGTGTACTCGATTAGGCTATTCATGCGCTTAATGCCCATGGATGAAGTGCTTTCACGGATCGCCACTAACTCACCCTCAATCCCTGCAATGACCTTCCCCTGCCCGCCAGTGGCAATTGAATGACCGGAGACAAGAATTGATTTCCATGATGTCAGTGCCCATGCAGACCCCGCCCACTGGATGCGAGATTTAGCCAGGTCGCCACAAATGGCATGAAAAAGTGAATTCTGTGGAAGGGTGCGTTTGGGATCGGAGAAACTAACCACCAGTGGGAGCTCGTCGCTTACCGGTTGTTTATTGATGTAGTCTATGAGATTGCAACGAACTCGCTCGTCGCGAAGGTAGAATTTTACGGTCACGCTTCACCTCCGCAGAGGTCAAACGCAGAATGCAGAAAATCGCAGGTGCATTTCTGCATCTGTAATGAGGTGGTGCGGTGCTCTTTGTGTTTGCGCATAAACGTCCCCGTTTAGCGCAGAAGTCACCGGAGTTGTTCAGGCTCCGGTGTAAAGATTATGGCGGGTTGATTATTGGAAATCAAACATTGCTTGCCGTTTATTTTTGCCTTGGTTTTAGCCTGACCCAGATGTCCTTACGCACGTTTGATAACTGTCGCGAGTCATCTTTTTCACATCGTCACTCCATGCCTTCGCGGCCTTTAAGCAAGCTGCTTCGGTAGAGAAATTGGCCTTCTGAATAGCAACTCCAGAGGGCCCGATGAGAGTTAAAATTAAAAGCCACTCACCCATCACTTCACCTTCTGCTGCGGTGCTGCTGCGAGCGCCTCTCTGATAATCCAATCAACAGCATCCTTCCATGCTCCGGTTTCAACCGGCGGGTTATCACGCTCCACCTGCCGATAGAATGCTGCTGCTTTTAAGAGTCCATCTGGCAACTCATCACGATTACTTACAGGTTGCTGCATGGCGGCGCGACAGGCGTTCCACCCGCTAACGTATGCCGACTCCTTAGTGCCCAAGAATGGCATCTCACCAACGATAGCTTCATTCGGCACTACCGGTACCGCCTCTACTGATGGGGCTGGCTGCGGGGTTGTGTAGAGCGCTACGGTTTCGTACTGGGTGCCGCCCACAGGAATCCTTTCGTTCCACTCCTCAACCCAACTATCAACTACCGATTTGCAGGTCGAAACCGATTCCGTGTCCAAATCCCCGCCCACTGCCATGCAGTACAGAGCCGGCTCGCCTGCCGCTTTCCGGTATTCCTGAAGCTCTGCGCGAGCTGCCAGCAACTCTTCAAAAAACAGCGCGTCCATGGCGTATGTCGAGCGAAGACTCCCACCCGCACAGTTTTTCAGCGCCTCAATGCGCGTACGAATTTGTTCTTCTGTTGGTTTGTTATTGGTCATAAATAATCCTCAGGAGCGCTTAGTACGGCGAATCCGCGCCTTTGCGTTCCGCTCAATTACGATTAATTTGGCAATTCTTTCTCGGCGGTACTTCTCTTCATCGCGTAGCGCCTTGACGTTGCCAGCCAGTATTGTTTCTCGCTTCGCTATGGACAGCAGGTAGTCGAACGCATCGATTACCGCGCCGCACTTCTTGCAGGTTAATTTTCTCTGCTTCTCGCTGACCAAGATGCCTGGGTGCATACAGAGCTCCGCACGCTCGTAGATGAACCCCACGCTGTCCATGGGGTCAGCATCTTTGGCCGGAAACATGACGACATTCGCGAGATCCGTTTCAGTTTCGGTGGTCATAATTATCTCCCGTCGAAACGGCCGTAGCCTTTGACCATGCAGTGATTGTTGATGTAAACGGCGGTGGTGTTAAGCGCCCTGGCAATGCGAACTTCGCAGTCTTCGCGGTCAGATTCGCCAGCCATGGCAATCAGGAGAATGAACAGCGATATCCCGCCAGCCCAGAGTAAAACGCGTATTGCTATTTTCACGCTCACTCCCCCGTATCCAGTGCTATGCCAGCGGCGGCAAGGCGCTTTTCAATCTCATCCAGACAGCAATTCCATGCATGCGCCGTAAATGGCACGTTCGAACCATCAACTCTCGGAGGCAGCTTCACGGTTAGCGTTCTGGCCTCCTGTTCAGCGATGCGCTTCTCTGCGGCCTCTGCGCGGTCAGTTGCAGTAATCATTGTTGCCTCAACTTCCTTAATCCACTTATCCTGCTTCGCGATGATGTCTGCCTGCTCAGCATTGCGCTTATAAGCGGTTCCCAGCGCTTCACCGAGTTCTCCGGTCTTCTTCTCCAGCGACTCGATACGGTCTGCCTGCTGGTCGAATTGGTAGTCCTGCGCTGACCGTACAATGTCTTTGGCTTCCAGCTCATCCAGCAGCGCCAGCACGGTTCCCGAGTGAATATCCATGTTGAACACACCATGCTCTTGGGCTTTCTCCGCCGCTTCGCGTAACGCCTGCTTATCCGTCACATTCATGCTCATAGTGCTGCTCCCTGGCGAAGCTGTGCGATGGCGTCAGCCAACTTGCCTTGAATCACTTCAAGACCTTCAGCGTTGCTGCTTTCGATTACAAATACCGACTCAACCTGTTCGGCTGTCTTTCCTCGAGTCCATTCGTAGTTGGTGCCTAAGCCGCCCTCTTTCTCACGAACTGGCGCAAAGCAAATCCCCGCATTGCCGCTTTCGAAAGTGACGGAACCGACCATGACGTCGCCGTTACCGAAATGAGCGTGAATGCATCCATGCTGGAAGGAGAATCCGCGCTTGTCGGCGTATGCAGTAATTGCATTGGCCCGCACTTCAGCCAGAAAAGCGTCGGTGGCTGGGGTCTGCACATCGACACCCTCTACCAGCTCAAGCTTGCATTGCTGATCCCAACTTTCGCATACCCTATAAGTGCGGTTAGGTAGCGTAGCGGCAACTTGGACTTCGAACTCATCACCGTAGTTAAGCCCGCAATCGTTGGCTATTTCCTCCGGAGAACTGTAATTAACCTCAGGGTTATCCACATCCCAAAACATCAGTTTTGACTTCAGCCCCGCATTCTCCGCCGCCAGCGCGCTCAACTGCCCCACCACTGCGACCAGCAACTCACGCCCAGCCTGTGATTCCAGTTTCGCTACGTTCGGATACGCAGCTGTGATTTGTTCGATTGTCATGTTCATGCCGCGCTTTCCTCGAATTGGTAAGTAATTTTCAGGCCAAGTTTCATTGCCAGCGCACGCTCGGCCACGGCGCCCTCTGACTCACGCCATCCATGCAACATGTGAATGGCGTCAGCACAGCGGATCATTGCCAGGCAGATGTCCATATACTGAAACTGGGTTAGTCCGTTTGGCAGAATTGCCGGGTTAAGCGCAACATGCCCATCATTGGCAATCTGACTGGCTACCAGGTTGAACATCGGGCGATTAAAGTCTGAGTAGCCGGTCATTGGTCCTGCGATGTAAATTTTCATGCTGACGCTCTCCCGTATACGCTCAAAACTCTCTGCATCGCCACACTTTGGCGGCACTCGTTGAATATTTCGTTCTCGCTACTGGACTGCTTGCAGGTCCGCGCACGAAGCGCTGCTCCGGACTTTGCGCCAAATCGGCGTCGGTTATCCGCATGCCAGATGTCATAAGCGCTGTCGTCCTTGAAGTAGCCACGTCCGCGATACAGCACCACTTCACCGTCACGAACCAGCTGATGCAGACAGTGCGTCAGGGTTTTCGATGGCACATGCAACTGGCTGATAATTTCCCGGCGGAGCGTTATCGGCTGGGAGTGGATGATTTGTTTAATCTGCTCTTTCATGGTGATCATGATTTCGGCCCTCTCAACCCATGCTTCTCACGGATTTCCGCCAGTCTTGCCAGCCCTTCTGCTCGAGTTAGCGCTTTGCCGCCGAGTACTGGCAACTGCTTCACTGGCTCTGGTATGACTTCCCCTTTGGTTATCCTGCTGGCCATTGCTGCCAGTTCTGTCGCGGCCTTCTTGTGCAGTTCGCCATCGCTTAGGCTGTTTGCACGCATGGACGAATACAGAGTGGTCACCAGCCAGTAATGCGCGTTGCATTCCCAGGGGTACGACTCTGCATCGGGGTAGAAACCTCGGGTACGGCAATACTGGTAAACTAGGCTGACGAGCTCGTTCACGTCAGGCAGCCCAACTGCGCCAGCCGCTTCTGATTTGCACCACGCGACAAACTGGCCAGGCGATGGCAGGAACGGACGCTCCTGGCGACGAGCAGCACGCATCCCGGCAGATACCTGCTCCAGGGTGCTGATTCCGTTTTCGTGGAAGGCCAGCAACCATTGGCGGCGGAACTCGTTCAGCTCAGCCTGGGTGCGCAGGTTCGCCATTGCCGCTGGAAACGCAGCGCGCAGTTGGTTGAATAGCTCGTTGAAGATTTGCGCCACCTGCTCGACCTGCGGGCGCTCTTCGTGATGCTCAGGCAGGTTGTGCGCCACGCGGCGATGCTGTTCACGGTCGAAGTTTTGTAGCTGTTCAGCAAGTGATTTCATGGCAGCACCCCATAAGCCCAATCGGTGTTGTTAAAGTCAAGATCAGGCTTACCAGGTTCTTGGCCTGTCTGCTGCTTGTTGCGCTTGATATCGAGCTGAGTCCACTTTTCACGCAGCGTTGCCGGGCACAGCACGTTGCCCTTCCAGAACTTGTCGTTACAGGCCCACTTGAACAGCGCAGCGATTTCTTTGTGAGTGCGCTGGTCACGCTCACGAATCAGGCGAACGTCGTTAGCCCAGGTGGCGAAATTCGGTTTTTTGGCAGAGGGTGAAATGCTTTGCACCATGGTGAACAGCCATTCAGCGCAGCGTAGGTCTTCTGAATTACCCCACTTAGTGCCGCTCTGAATTGCCGCTTCAGGCTTCAGGACAAGAGGTTTTTTTTCGGGCTTGTCAGAGGATTCGTC